AATTCCCCTAATATAGCACTCAAATGCTCTTTCTTCTGCTAATGCTCTTTCCTCTACTTTATCATCATGTTTCATATCTTCAATTATTTCTAAACCTTTTGCTCTTGTTTCAGCTTCTATTGTGGCATCTAATTCCTTAATTTCTTTTTCTAAATCATTGAATCTTGCCATTTCTTCTTCAGTCATAGCTCTTTCTTCCGTTTTTGCTTTATTTAATATTCCTTGCATTTCTGCTACTTTTGTATTTCTTTTTTCTATTAACGCTTTTAACATATTATCTCTCCTTTAACTTGTTAATTTTATTTTCAAATTCTGAATAATCTATTCTTTTCTTTTCAACCAAATCCTTAACTGTTACTTCGCTTTCAAAAGCTCTAATTTCAACTTCTTCCTCTTCTTCTGCTCTAACTTCTATGGAAGTAGCCGAATATACAGGTAATTTTCTAAGCGCTAGAGTAATTTCTGTCATGACAAAATCTTTTACTCTTCTTAAAGGCAATTTCCCAGCTCTTTCTTCGAGTTCATCAACTACCTTCATCATATTGAAACTCCAGCCTTTAAGCTTTCCTTTTCTAGCTCCTTCAATCACCTCCTTATCAGTGATTATTGCTTCTGCTCTAAGACCTATTTCATCCTCCCAAACTTTTAAATTCCCTTCTTTTGTAGAAGCTATTTTCCTTTCGTGGTCTACCAAAAGGTCAATGTTATCCACTTTTTGCAAAGCTCTTTTGAAAGCTCTTTGCTCAATAACCTCTATAACTTTTCCTCTAGGAGTTATAACCGGTCTGCTTTCTCGACCAGGAACATTCACATATCCTGCTATATAAAGTCCATCTGCTCTAATCTCCGCTTTCACCATTATCACCACCTTTCAATTTCTCCATATTTTGAGTTTCATTAGTATTAGGGGTATAAATTTCTTTTGTTTTAGGGTTATATAGAACGCTATCTAAACCTAACTTAATCCAATCTAGTCCTAACGCAGGTAAGTCTTCCATATATCTAACTTCATCAATTTGCATAAAGTTTGCTTCTATGGCTATCTTATAAGCTTCAAATCTTTCTTTTATATCCCCTTTTAATAACTCCTTAGTATCAAAAGCAAAATAAAAAGAACCTTTCTCGCTTTCGAGTAAAAGTTCTCTATTTAAAGCACACTCTATGGCTTTTAATACAGGCATTACTCCCATTTTAAAGGCATTTGTATATTCTTTTGCTGTTGCAGTTCCATTTATAATATTTTTTGGAATATTAAACAACTTACAAATTTCAGCTGAATTTGTTTCTTTATTCTCATTTAACTGCATTTCCACAGATGTATTTGATGCCTCTTGAAATTCTAAGCCATCATTAAGAATTACTATATTATCACTATTATTGCTATATAGTTTCCTCCAAGCTTCCTTTAGCTTATCTATAGCTTCTTGAGTTAATTTTCTAGCAGATTTAACAAACCCTTTTTTATTACCACCTTTTTTTACGAGTGTTTCTTCAAAAATCATTGAATTGTAAGCTACGCTCAATATTAGATTGTTTTCTTCTGTTATACTTGTCCCTCTTGCTCCATCCTTTGTATTCCTTAAAATTTTTATAAATTCGTGAGGCCAATATTCTTTTCCATTTACCAATATCTTATAACTTTTAAAGATAGGATCTACATTCTTTATAATTGAAACATAACTTTCATCCACATAATGAAGGCTTACAACATTATTCAAATATCTATTAATATAAATGTATCCACCTTTACCAAGAAAATAATCAGATATAACTGCTCTCCAAAATTGAAACGCATCTAAAGTATCTCCAGTTTCATCATTTAAGAGTTTAACTCTTTTATCATATTTTAACTCCTCAGCTTTTCCGTTGTTATCTTTATAAAGTTTTATTGGTAAAGTAGCTACTGTATCAGCTATAAAGTTAATACAACTTTTTACACTTGGGATGTTTAACGCTTGCTCCTTTGTGATAATCGTATCACTTAACAATGCCTTCAAAAGCATATCATCTATTTTGGGTTCTTCAATCGTATCTGCTCTTTCTTCTTTTTTCCAAGGCCACTTCAATTTTTCACCCCCTTTCTAAACAACTTGTACTGCAAAATTATCTGTTCCGTATAGTAAATCTTGTTGTAAAAGATAAATCGCATTTATTAAAGCTACTACCATATCGACCTTACCTTCTGATTTTTTCTTATTTACATACTTGTTAAGGTTGGTATCCTCAGTACAGCGAGCATTTTGGAAATTTATCTCTAACATTAGGTTTTCATCATATCTAAATTTCTTATTTAATACACACTCTTTTAATAGTTTTGTAGGCATATGTAGTACACTAGAGTGTTGTTTAATCTCAACACATTCATAGCTGTTAGCTTCAAGTTTTTGTACTGTACTTATTGCGTTGTAACGGTCATAGCCTATTTGTTGGATTTCTACTCCGTAATTTTCTTCAAGATTGAGTATGAAATTCTCAACAAATCCATAATCAATTACCTCATCCCCGCATTCAAAACAAACACCTTGCCTTATTAGCTTGTCATAATCAACTTGTTCCTTTTTAGTTTTTAGTAATTTCTTGTCTTTAGGGATAAATCCCCAAACCTTAGCATAAATTTTTCCTTCGTGTTCTGTCGCCATTGCTACAGCTGTATTATCATCCGTTTGCGAAAGGTCAAGGCCAATATATACCCTTTTGCCTTTCCAGAATGACGGGTCCAGTTTAACTTTACATTCTCTAACCTTGGTAATTTCGATATATCCTTCAACACCAAGTCCTTTATACTTAATGTTGTTATGCTTACACAGGTAATTCTCACGTTTATTTTCATACAGAATAGCCATAGTACGCATGTCTTTTATTGCATTAAACACATATTCATGCGAAACTGCTACAGGATTGGATTGATATATTACAAGGTCATTAGTCATCCATTGGTCATTAGTTAATAAATCATCATCAGGCTCATAAAGTAATGAAAATCTTCTTTTATCATCTAATAAGCCATCTAGTACTTTTTTTGATATATCTATTTCATCAATCATTGCATTATTATCATTAGGGTATTGTGTGGATATTATTATTCCAAGCTTATTAAAGAGTGTTATCTGTGATGATCTCATGGCTTCTATAGGATAACTATCCATGGCGCCAGCTTCATCAGCTAGAAAAGCATTAGCTAATTTACCATCCATTCTATCCTCGCTATAAGCCAGTGGGATATATTCACTATCAGTTAAAAGACACCTTATTTCACTTCTAAGAAGTTTAAATACATCTTCCTCTGCTAACAATGGACTTGATTTTATAATCTTCTTTATTGCTATCTGTAACTCCTTAGATAACTTTAAATCCGGTGCAACCGAGAAAAATCTACTAAACTGAGGGTCTGTAAGCATTAGCAAAATAAAAATAACCGCCGAATTGAATGTCTTAAAATTTTTACGACAAATTTCTAATACAGCAGTTATATAATATCTAATATCCTTATTTTCATTATTTTTTAATTTAGTACATAATACAGCTACAATAAGCAACCAGGCATAATCTTCTAATCCTTCATCCATTGGACATTGTAAATCCGGATGAACCATTAATTTAAGTAATTTATTTATCTTCTCAAAAGCCTTTTCATCAACATATGCTTCTTCATCTTTGCCATCTGCTATATCAAGCCATGCTTTTGCTTGTTTCTTTACATACCTAGGTACTTTATGATTATCTTCCTCAATACACCATTGAGCATATTTATAAGCTCTACTATCTTTAACTTCCATTTAAAGCCTTTAATAATGGATTATCTTGTTTTTCTACTTTTTTAGGTATGTTTCTTAATGCTGCAGCAATTGTCATTATATTTTCTTTCTCTAGATCAAGAAGCATTTTTCTTTTCGCTTGTATTTGCTTATCAAGATTAATTATGTTTTTTTGCATTTCAGATTGTAACTTAAAATAATCTTTGAATTCCATCTCAAAAGCTTTTTCTTCGAGTTCGCTCATCTGTTCATAGAACTTTTCTCGCTTTTCTTCAAACTCTACACATTCAGCTTGCAATAAACAATATCTATTAATTACAGCTTCGTATATAGCGTCATTCTTTCCAATACTTTTAAGTAATTTATTTATCCTCATAAACTCCTTATGAGCTACAGGATTGTTTTTCACCTCAGGTCGCTCTTTTAATGCCACACCTGTGGCAAGAGCCTTTTCTCCTTCTTCTCTTAACTTTAGTTCCTTTTTAGTTCTATGAGATTTCCCTTCTGCTTTTAATACAACGAATGGTTTCGGTGGTGTTGGCATTAATTCACTTCCTTTCTGAAATAATTTTTTTTAAAAAGCTGATGTGGGAATATTTTATCTTTGTGGGTGGTTGCGTGGTATCCAAGACCTCTTATTTTTCAACCTTCACTCCCCCGGGGGTACTATCCAACCGTCCACACTCTACACATTTTGTTAATTCCCCGACTGGTTTCTTTTTACTGTCATATGCTGTTTTATCTGGTCTATTTGCCAAGTCAATGCCAATATAATACATTGGCACTAAATGTCCATTACACTTTTTACATGGCCTGCCATCTTTCCTATGGTCATTTTCTTTCACTATTTCTTGTTCTCCGCATTCTATACATTTATACAACATACCCATTTTCATCAACCGTCCTCCTGCTCCTGGATTATATCTAATATAACTTCTCTTGGTATCTCTCCACGTTCTGCCATCTCGTGATGACGCCCACACATTGTAAGTAAAATATCATTGTCCAATCTTCTATCGAAATCCTCTTCGAGAGGTATTGCATGATGTACCTCTAAATAATCGTATGTATATTGATTATAAGTATCATATAACTTCCTTATACATATCTGACATAAGTAATTATCTCTTTGCTTTATCTGCTCTCTTTTCTCTCTCCACTTTCTAGACCATCTAAATTTATCTTTCTCGTTACCTTGCTTTTTTCTTTTAGGTTTCATTCCACAATCATATTTACTGTCATGTATTCTCCCACAATATTTACAACTCTTTTTCATATTTACCTCTGCCTTAATGCTCCGTTAACTCTTTCATATCTCCTTGCGCTCATACATTCTTTTAAACTGTCTGTTTCCTTTAGCTTTTCTACTTTCTTTCCACTGCAATAAGGGCATACTATAAAAACACCTCTTACCTTTGCATATAATAATTCTTCTGTTAATAACACAAATTCTTTCTTACAACCCTTACATTTATAACTTGTATATTCACTCATGCCCTCACCTCACTTTTATATAAATAAAAAGAACACTATTTCTAGTGTCCTGGTTTAAATCTATGCCCACACTTTAAGCATGTTATTATTATTTTATTTTTACCTATCATTCCTGCTGCAACTCCACCTATCGGATTTATAAGCGCCGCTCCTACAAGTCCCTTTCCTAAACTCCAGCCTTTCTTATTAGCTGTTATACTTGTACTTCCACATTTAGGACAACACACTTCGTTACTGTTCTTTCTTCTCTCTCTTTCTTCCATCCATTCTTTAACTTCTTGTTTTCTTATCTCTTTCTTTTCTGCTTTAATTATATTTCTTTCTTCCAATTTTTCTTCAGTTGTTAAAAAGGCCAATTTAAATAAAATTACTGTATCTATTATCCAACCAAATCCAACCAGTCCTACAGTAAGAAGATATAATAAGCCTAATCCTATTTTCTTTTCATAAAATTTGTGCGTACCTAAAAATCCTGTAAATAAACAAATAAAAAACTCTTTTTTGTAATACTCTCTCATTTCTATTCCTCCATAACTTGCTAATAATATAATTATATAACAAACTATTTAGAAGGACTAGATTTAATTATTTCAAAAAATTATAAATCTCTTCAAAAAAGCACCTAGTATCTCTACTAAGTGCTTTAAGGGGAGTTTGATAATTATGTGGATAGTGGAGATAGTAGGACTTGAACCTACATATGTACCGCTTTGCCTTTAAGCTATATCTCCATATTGTACCTAGAATATAATCTAGGTACTAACTAATTTTATCGGAGGTCAAATGAAAAATCCTGTCCAATATTTCCACAATATTATTTTAACCTATCGTTTTGCTTATTTTTTATCGACTTTTTATCATTTTTTTATCACTTCAATAGTGTATTTTCAAACTCTGCTATTGCTTCTACTAGCTCTTCTCTTTTTCGATATGCTGTTGCTTGTGCCATATTTAACTTTATGGATATTTGTAATATGCTATTTCTATCTCCATACTTTAACTCTAAAAATCTTTTATCTTCTTCACTTAAAAGTTCTATATTTTTATTCATATGTTCTATATATCTTTCTATTTCTCTCAGTTTAGATTTATACTTTAAAATCTTCTTAGTTTTTTCTACGTGTTCTCTTTCTAATCTCTCTATCATTTTGCACATTTCTGCTTCAGCATAACTTGTACCAGTAGGTGAGGTTTGTACTCTTTCTTGTATTCCTATTCCTTTTTGATAATAGTCTATTGTTACATTAGAATGTTTTATATCATATTCTATTGTTTTTAACTCTTTTTCTAACCATGATATTTCTTGTTTTATTCTATATATTTTCTTTTTACTTAAATAATATCTATATAATTTTCCTTCTGTTTTTCTAAACAATTCCTTATCCACTAAGCCCCCTCCTCAATTCTCTTTTTCATGCTCCTTTTGTCTACTGGAGAACCAATAACTTGTCCACTTTCCGTTATTATTACTGAAAGTGTCTTTTTACCATGTGTTACATCAAAATAAGTTCCCTCTTCTTTGGCTTTTGCGATTACCCTTTTCATTGGATTTGTATCTGCATCGGCTATTAATACTATTTTGCTTATTTGTATATAATTTGAATAACCTACATTAGTTAATATCATATTAATTCCCCCTATCCTTTAAATATATTCCCTCTTTTAATCATCTTTAGTTTGTGTTTTTCCAAACCTGCATATATATCTTCTAGTCTTATCCCTGCCATATCCATTACATTAATCTTTGTTTGAACACTGTCCCAGAACTCTTCTATTGCATTATCATAGTCGCATTTTATTATCGCTTGTGTGAACTCTGCATTTTCTTCATCACACTTTCTTAATTCATCAAATAAGGTTGCGTTTATTCCTGACTTCTTTAGGTCCAACGGCTTTAAGTTATGATTTTCTTTTCTTATCTCATTGCTCTTAACCCCTAGAAAGAAGTTAAGAATTAA